GATAAGATTAGCGTCAACGTCCAAGCTGGCAGCGGCTACAACAAAAGCGAAGGGAGCGGCACCCTGTTCGTCCGCCAAGTGGATGGCAAGAAAACCGTATTCGTATGGACTGCCGGACACGTCATCCAGCATACCCGCTCGGTCGAGGAAGTTATAGTGGCGGGCAAGCCGGTTAAGAAGATTTCGTTTGAGAACCCGAAGCTCCTGCGCCAGCTAAAGAATGCGGACGGCAAGAGGGTGGGGGAGATAACTGTGGATGCCCGCGTGATCCGGTTCTCGGCAGCGGACAAGCACGACCTCGCTTTGTTGTTGGTGCTATCCGACGACGGCTTTAAGGCTGAAGCGAGTGCCGAGTTCTACCCGAAGGATGGTGCGCTCCCTCGTCTCGGTGCGCGGCTACATCACTGCGGGAGTTTTCTCGGGAGCGATGCCAGTAATAGTTATTCGTCAGGCCATTTAAGCGCAAATGGCCGGATGCTATTTAAGGTCGATTTCTTTCAGAGTACGACCCCAGCCTACCCCGGCAGCAGCGGCGGTATAGTAGCGGACGATAAGGGTCGCTACATAGGAACGCTTGTGAGAGGCGCAGGCTCCGACTTTAACCTCAGTGTACCTGTCTCCCGTCAGTGGCGTTGGAGCGCAGACAACGGCGTCGAGTGGGCTATGAATCCTAACCTGCCCATCACGATGAAGGAGATTGACAAGCTACCCATCGAAGGGCCGGAGTCGGGCGGCGACGGCAAGGGCGAGCTGAAGGCTCATCCGTTTTTGATTAAAAGGACAGGTGCAAAGGGTGGAGAAAAGTAATGAGCGATAGGCGTACAGTCTATAAAGACGCTGCGGCTGGTGTGGGTGGCCTTGGGCCGAACCAGTCGCAGCTCTACGTCGATGGCGATAAGTTGATGGGGCAGCAGTATGACAGCACTGCCATTGAGATTGCCGACCTGAGCAGCACTGTGCCGGTTGTGCCAGTCGGAGTCATCTGGTCGTATGCTGCTGCCGTTGCCCCAACCGGCTGGCTGCTGTGCGATGGCACGGAGGTGGGAGCGGAGTACACGGAGTTGGACGCGCTATTAAATGATTTGTACGGCACCGGAGGCGGAGGCCGCAGTCTGCTACCTGACCTACAAGGACGTGTGCCGCTGGGTAAGTCGGGCGGGTACGCCATCGGCACCACTGGTGGAGAGGCTACGGTGACGCTGACAGACGCGCAGATTCCTGCTCATAGCCATCCGAGTTCTCTGACAGGTACGCCATCAACTACTTTAAGTTTTGCTTATAGCCTATACGCCAACTCCAATGCCCACTCTTGGAATGGCTCAACCTATCGACAGTTTGATACATTTAGTGGGACAGGCGGGTGGGCGCAGGCTGGCAAAATAGGTGCCGACGAGATTACCGCAACCACCGCAATTGGCACGCTGGGTTTGTCCAACGCCGACAACACAGGCGGCGACAACCCTTTTGATAACCTCCCCCCGTACCTCTCACTCTCGTACATTATTAAACACGACTAGATGGCAATTCAAGATACAGGTCGATTGAGCGACGGCGTGATGAGCCTGCCCGGTGGCATGGACTCGGGCCGGTCGCCTGCGCTGCTGCCCAAGACACAGTGCGCCTATGCCCAGAACGTGACATTCCGTGGCGGCTTCCCAGAGACGCGCCCATCCTTCAAGCGGGTGCAACTGGCCAGCGGTTCAGCGACGACAGCATTGACGACAACGGGCAAGTTCCAAGGCTGCGGATTTTATGAGAAAGACAGCGACACTGCTCACCTTATCGCGGTGGCGGGCGGCAAGGTGTACACGATAACGCCGCCCTCGTCCGGCTCAGAGTGGGCAGTGGTGGACGTTACCAACAGCATCACGCTGTCCGCCACCAGCGAGCGGGTGCACATGATTCAGGCTAATGACCTTGTTAGCGGCGCAGCCAAGAGCTACCTCGTCATTCAAGACGGCAGCAACTCCAACCGCCCGTTCATCTGGGACGGCGTATCCGCTACAAGTGCGGTGGTCAGCAGTGGCACCAAGGTGCCGGTGGGCACTGGCCCGATGGCATACGGCAACGGGCGGCTCTGGGTAGCGCAGGGGCGCGAGTATGTTGCTGGCGACATTTTCGGAGGCACCACTGGCATCCTTGAATTTACTGAGAACACGCATCTGGCGGGTGGGGGCGCATTCGCAGTATCCGTTGGGCGCGGCGACATCACAGCCATGCGCTTCGCCGCCGCTCCCAATTCTGCCCTTGGCGTTGGTGAATTGCTGGTGGCCACCAAGGATGCAGTGACCAGCGTTAATGTCCCTGCCGACCGTAACGATTGGTACGCGCTGACTGATCCGATCCAGCGGGTGTTGCTGATTAACAACGGCGCGTTGGGTCAGCACAGCACTGAGTTGGTGAACGGCGATGTGTTCATGCGCTCCGTTGATGGCATCCGCAGCGTGGTTCAGGCGGTGCGGGAGTTTCAGGGGCACGGCAACACGCCGATGAGTAGGGAGATGGCGCGGGTATTGAAGTACGACAACGCTGCCTACACGCAGTATGCCAGCACAGTCCTGTTCAATAACCGCCTGCTGATGACCAGCCAAGACAGCTATAACTCGACGACAGGGGTGGCGTTTGCTGGATTGGTGGTGTTGGACTTTGATTTGATTGGGGGCATGAGCGGCAAGTCACCGGCTGCCTACGACGGGTTCTGGAAGCTGTCGATGACGCGCGACTCTGTGCTGGAGGACTTGGAGATATTCCAGTTAGTGAAGGGCCAGTTCGGCGGGGTGGAGAGGTGCTTCGCCTTTGTCAGGAACGAGGACGGCAACACGGAGCTGTGGGAAATGCTGGGTGACGGCGACGATGTGGAGGATGTGGATTACGACAGCGGCGACCCCGTTGAGGAGAAGATTAACTGCGAGGTGGAGCTACCCTCCTTTGACTTCGGCCAGCCGGGAGCGGCGAAGGAGCTGGAGAGCGCGGATATGTGGGTGGACAGATGCACGGGTGGCACGGTTACATTCCACACCGACTACCACCCAGACCAGTACCCCTGTTGGATTTCTTGGCAGGATTGGTCTATAATCGCGGAGAGTACGATTCGTGATGAATCGGGGGTTTGCAGCCAGAGTCTCACGGACTACCAAAAGCAGTACCGGCCAAGGATGCGAATCGGGCGGCCTGCCGACATGGAGGAGCCAGCGGCGGGCAAGCGAATGAATTACGGTTGGGAGTTTGCAGCGCGGGTGAAGTGGACAGGCCACGCCCGCATGAAGATGTTTCGTATCAACTGTCGCGAGACACAGGAAGAACCGTACTCGGATGTAGTGAATCAAGATGCAACTGCACACGCCATTGCGTGTGATTGCCTGAGTGGCGTGAGTAGTGCAACGAACCAATAAAGATTATGAGCAATTCAATTACAAATAATGCAGATTTGGGAATCACATCACTGTCGCTTGGCACTTTCTGCCATACCTCACTGCAAGAGACTCACGAGAAGTTCAACCTCAAGACCACCGTGGCCAACCTTGGCGCGGCGGTTCATGTGAGTACAACCGAACCCGCCACGTCGAAGCTCTGGGTGAAGGTGGATGGCACAGGCAACCCCACTGGAATCCATTTTTACAACACGGGGCCATCGGCGTGGGAGGTGTTCAGCAGCACACCCAGCGGCACCCTTAATCCGTTTGCTGGCACCTCAACGCCTGACGGCTGGTTGCTGTGCGATGGTAGTGAGGTGAGCCAGACGACGTATGCTCGCCTGTATGCGGCCATTGGTGACAATTACAATGTAACGACTCCTGCCTCCGGCAACTTCATGGTACCCGATATGCGCGGGCGCGTAGCGGCAGGCAAGGATGACATGGGCGGCAGTGCTGCGAGTCGGTTAACTAATCCTGCTACCACAACTGGCGGGGTGGACGGCGATACCTTGGGCGCAACAGGCGGCGAGGAGGCGCACCAGATTACCGTTCCAGAGTTGGCAGCACATACTCATACGCAAGATTACACTTACGGCGTCTATGCCAACCTGTATGACAGAACTGGCGGCCATGTTGGGGAGCGCGACTCTGGCAGCACGGGCGGTGATGTGGCGCACAACACCGTTCAGCCCACGCTTATAGCCAACTAC